GAGCGGATCGCGCATCAACCCGATATCGACGATCACCGCTGGCGGATCGTGATCCCTGGGTTCTGTGATCCCGTGTGGGCCTGGGCGATGGAGGCCGCGGCGATCGCCGGCGTGCTGAAAACTGTCGACACGCCGCCCGTCGATTGGACGCCGCCGCCGGCGCAGTTCATCGATCCGGCGTCGGAGGGCCTCGCGATCCTCCGCAACGTGCGATCGGGGATCACGACGATGCAGGAGGAGCTCCGCGCGCGCGGGCTCAATCCGGCGAAGGTGCTCGCCGAAATGAAGGCGTGGAACGAGGCGCTCGACAAAGCCGGCGTCGTGCTCGACTCCGATCCGCGGCGCATGACGCAAGCCGGCCAGGCGCAATCAGCGAACCCGGCCGCGCCGGCGAACCCGGCCGCGCCGGCGACACCGAACGATCCGAACGCGCCGGCGGATCCAAACGCGCCGGCCGACGGAGCGGCCGCGGAGGGGTAGAACCATGGGCGAACCTCCTCGCACCGTGCACTGGCCCGACGATCGCGACGAGGGGCGGCGCCGCCGCGGCGGCCCGTTCCTCGAGTCGGCGATCTCGCCGGCGCAACTCGCGGCGAAGTGGGGCGTCGGCGTGCAAACGATCTACAGGGATATCCGGAAGGGCGCGCTCCGCGCCTATCGCCTCCCGGGCGGAGATCTTCGCATCCGGATCCGCGACGCGCGCGCCTACGGGAAACCCGTCGAGTAACTAGCTTTTCGTGATCGTTCGCGGCGGTAGTAGCTTGCCGGCGACGCCGCGCCTCCCGCAAGCTACGGCCGATCATGAAACCGGCCGCGACGACGATCGATGTTCCGCCGCTCTCGCTCCTGGCGCGGGCGGCCGCCGACACGATCAACGAAACCGATCGCTCGATCGAGCTCATTTTCTCCACGGGCGCGCAGGTTCGCCGGTTCGATTGGGACACCGGCGAGTACCTCGAGGCCCTCGAGATCTCCGCCGACGCGATCCGCGTCGCGCGCCTCCAAACGGCTCCGCTCCTCAACGCGCATTCCGCGTGGTCGGTCGAGGATCAGATCGGCACCGTCGTGCCGAACACGTTCCGGATCGAAAACGGGAAGGCGATCGTTCGGGTTCGGTTCAGCAACCGCGATTCTGTGACGCCGATCTGGAACGACGTCAAAGATCGCATCCTGCAAAACGTCAGCGTCGGGTACCGCGTCCACAAATTCGAGCAGGACGACACCGGCGCGATCCCTGTTCGTACGGCGATCGATTGGGAACCTTACGAGATCTCAATGGTTCCCATGCCGGCCGACACCGGCGCGCGGACTCGCAAAGGCGAGAACGATCGCGCCGATTCCAATCCGTGTCTCATCATCCGTAAGGAGCCTGCCGTGAACGATGCCGCTCGCCGTGCCGAAACTGTCGCCGAAGATCCCGCCGCCGCGGCCCTCCGGCTCCACCCGGCGGAACCCGCCGCGCGACCGGCTCCCGCGGCCGAACCGACGGTCGCCGAACGCGCCGCCGCCGACGAAACCGCCCGCGTCCAGGGCATCATCACCGCCGCCCGCGGCGGCCGGATGCCGCAGGAGTTCATCGATCACCACATCGAGAAGCGGACGCCGCTCGCGGAGGTGTCGCGCCTCGTGTTCGTCGAGCTCCAGGCGCGCGGCGCGCAGGATCGCGGCCCGCAACCCGGTACCTCCGTCACGCTCGGCGAGGATCCGCTGGTGCACGTGCGGGGCGGGATCGAGGCGGCCCTGCTGCACCGGATCGCGCCGCAGTTTTTCAAACTCGACGACAAGAGTCGGCCGTATCGCGGGCTCACGCTCCTCGACACGGCGCGGACGTTTCTCCACGCGGCCGGCGTGCGGACGTCGGGCCTCTCGAAGATGGAGCTCGCCGCCGCGGCGCTCGGGCTCAATCAGCGCAGCGGGCACGGCTACCACACGACGAGCGATTTCGCGTACCTCCTGGCCGACGTCGCCAACAAAACCGTCCGCAAGGCGTACGACGAGGCGCCGCAGACGTTCAAGACGATCGCGCGCCAGGTCAACCTCCCCGATTTCAAACCCGTCTACCGTCAGCAGATGGGCGACGCGCCGGCGCTCCTCGAGGTGAAGGAGCACGGCGAGTTCAAGCGGGGCACGATCGGCGAGGGCCGCGAGACGTACCAGCTTGCGACGTACGGCCGCGTGTTCGCCATCACGCGGAAGGCCCTCGTGAACGACGACGCCGACGCGTTCGGCCGCGTGCCGACGATGTTCGGGCGCGCGGCGCGGAACCTCGAGAGCGATCTCGTGTGGGATCAGATCACGAGCAACCCGACGATGGGCGACGGGAACGCGCTCTTCTCCGCGGCGCACCTCAACATCGATTCGAGCGGCGCCGTGATCGATGTCGACTCGCTCGGCGCGGCGCGCGCGGCGATGCGCCAGCAGGTATCGCTCGACGGCGAGCGGCTCAACATCGCGCCGAAGTATCTCCTCGTGGGCTCCGCCCTCGAGACGCAGGGCGATGCGATCGTCACGCCGATCACGCCGCAGACCGTGCTCGCCGTGAACCCGTTCAGCGGGAAACTCACCGTGATCGCGGAACCGCGGCTCGACAACGAACCGCTCGCGTGGTTCCTGGCGGCGGATCCGGCGCAGATCGACATCATCGAATACGGCTACCTCGAGGGCGAGGAGGGGCCGACGATCGAAACCCGGATCGGGTTCGATGTCGATGGCGTCGAGATCAAGTGTCGCGAGGACTTCGCGGCGAAGGTGCTCGACTGGCGCGGGCTCTACAAGAACGTCGGACACGAACCCTCCTAATCCGGAGGGGCGGCCGGCGGCGGCGTAGAGGCGTAGGAGCTCGAGCGGTCAACATTTTCGAGGAGTGAGGCAATGAAAACTTTCGTACAGCCTGGCGAGTCGGTCGAATTCACCGCGCCGTCGGGCGGAGTTACTTCCGGCGTCGGCGTCCTGATCACGGATCTCCTCGTGATCGCCACCGTCACGGCCGCCGCGGGCGCCAGGTTCAACGGCCTCGTGGAGGGCGTCGTGTCGCACGCGAAGCCGGCGTCGCAGGCGTGGACGGAGGGCCAGGGCCTCTACTGGGACGACGCGACGAAGAAGTTCACGACGACGGCGAGCGGGAACAAGTTCGCCGGTTACGCGGTCGTCGCCGTCGGCTCCGGCGCCGGCGAGACGACGGGAACCGTCCTCCTGGCCCGCGGCGGCGATCCTCGGATCGTCTAGGGCCTGGCGCCCGATGGATCTCTCGTCGCTCCGTTCGCTCGTGCGTAACCTGAATTTCAGCGCGCACGGTTGCGACATCACGGTCGACGTCGATCCGGATCCCATCGCGACGCGCGGAATTTGGCTCTCGCCGGAGACTGATGATCACCCGGCGGGATTCGAGCTCCGGCGTCGCGAACGTTCGTACGTGCTCGCCGTTCCGCTCCTCGAGGTTCCGCACGCGACGATCGTGCACGCGCCGCTCCCGCCGTTCGCGACCGATCTCGTCGGGCCTCCGATCTCACCTGGCGAGATCCTCCGCTGGCAGGTCGACGGGTTCGCCGGCGTCGAGAGCGATCACCTCCGGATCCGGCTCGTGCTCGCGCCGCTCGAGGCCACATGATCACGCGCCGCGTTCTCATCCTGCAACGCCTGGGCGCGCTCATCGGCACGATCCAGAAGGCGAACGGGTTCGACACCGACGCCGGCCTGGCCGTCTACATCGGCGTCGCGCCGGAGCTCGGGCCCTCCGATCCCGACTACGCGATCGCCGTCGTGCCTGGCGACGAGCTCGCGACGGAGCAAGGGCGGATCGATAACACGATCACCGTCGACGTTCAGGCGATCGGGAAAGCGACGGCCGCGGACGCGTGGATCAATCTCGAGCTCCTCCTGGGCGATATCAAGGCGGCGATCGAGCTCGAGGATCGGACGCTCGCGGGGATCTTCAAAGGCGTCATGAAGCGCGGGCCGACGCGTTCGCTCGAGCGGCCGCCAGGCGCGACGACGATCGGCGTCGGGATCTTCTACTCGGGTACCTACGTCGACGAATGGGGCAACCCGTCGTACGGCGTTCCGGAGGCGACGTAACCGTGGGGATGGTAGTCAGGTTCACGACGACGACGCCGGCCGCGGTCGCGAAGCTCCGCGCGAAAGCGAAGCCGGCGCAAGTGCGCGCGCTCAACCGCGCGATCGCGTCGGCGAACGTCGCCATGGTCCGCGTGATCGCGAACGATCTCGGCGTGAAGCAGGGCGTCGTTCGGGACCGGATCAAGATCCAGCAGGCGACGCCGGATCGGCTCACCGCCAGGCTCTACGCGAACGCCAAACGGATCCCGCTGATCGATTTCGGCGCGAAGGGTCCGGAACCGTCGCGCGGCCGCGGCCGCGGCGTCACAGTGAAAACCGGGAGCGGCCGCCGCACGATCGCGAACGCGTTCATCGCGACCATGCGGAGCGGGCACCGCGGCGTCTTTCAACGCGTCGCCGGCTCGAGCGGCCGCCGCGGGCCGGCGCCGAACCGATCGCAACTGCCGATCCGCGAATTGTTCGGCGCGTCGATCTGGCAGGTGTTCAAAAAATTCGAGGCCGTCGGACTCGAGCGCGGGAAAGAGCAATTGATCAAAAACCTGCAGAGCGAGTTCCGCTTTGCATTGGGCGCCGCTCGTGACGCGGCGTGAGGAGGTAGACCGTGAAGAATGCCGTTCCGCTCGAGGTACTCGCCGCGCCGTTTACGATGTGGGTCGCGCCCGTCGGAACGGCGTTCCCCGACGTCGACACCGTTCCCGACGCGAGCGACTGGACGCTCATCGGCGCCGCGGGCCCGCTGAACTATGACGAGGCCGGCGTCAACGTCGATCACGCTCAGGCGATGGCGTTCTGGCGCTCGCTCGGCGACGCCGGATCGCGAAAGGTGTTCCGCTCGAGCGAAGATCTCAAGATCGGGCTCATGCTCGTCGACGTGACGCTCGAGCAGTATTCGTTCGCGCTCAACGGGAACACCGTCACGACGACGCCGGCCGCGTCGGGCGTTCCCGGCACGAAGAAGATCGGCCTGTCGCGCGGGTTCACCGTCGACACGCGCGCCGTTCTCCTCCGCGGCCCGTCGCCGGAGATGGAGGACGGCGCGATGCAATACGAATGTCCGCGCGCCGCGCAGACCGGCGAACCGAAGCCGGTTTTCACGAAGGACAAGCCGGCGCAACTCGCGATCGAGTGGACCGCGCTCGTCGATCCCGACGCGTCGGATCCGTCGGAGTACTTCGGGCGGATCGTCGTGCAGACGGACGCCGCGCTCTAGGGTTCCCATGGCGGCGACGTCGACGCTCTCGGTTCCGGAGATCCTCGAGGAGCTCCGCGCCAGGCGCGCTCGCGTCGCCGCTCACAAGCTCACGCTGAAAGAAACTCGCCAGGCTCTAGGCATCGCGGCGGCGGCCGTCGTCGAGCTCGAGGACGAATGTCGCCGGCGCGGAATCGCCATCATCAACCAATCGGAAACCGCAGGCGTAGGTGCAAACCATGGCCGACAAGAACGTTCTCGATCTCACCACTGACACCGATCGGCCCGTCGTCTCGATCGACGGCATCGCGTACCCGCTCCGCACGGCGCGCGATCTCACCTTGCAGGATTTCAAGCACCTCGAGCGGATTTCGATCCGCACGGGGGATCTCATGACGCGAACCCGCACGCTCACGAAAGCGGAGAACCACGAGCTCACCGTTCGGCTCAAGGAAGTCGCGAAGATCGCCGTCGACGCGCCGGCCGCCGTGCTCGCGAAGCTCACCGACGTACAGCGCGTGATGGTGTTCAAGGTTTTCACGGAGCTCTTGACGCCGACGCTGATCCTCGCGGCGAGAGCGATCGGATCGGATCAGATGGCCGTGGCGCTATCGGTTGGGCAGAAGCGATCGCCCGGCTCATTCGCACATACGGCGGGACTTTTGAAACCTGGGCGGCGCGGACGCCGACGGGGATAGTCGTCGAATGCTTGCGAATGATCCCGCGGCTCCAGGCGGAGGAGTCGATCCGCCGCGCGAACGAAATCAGCGTCGGAACGGGCGCGCTCAAAAATCCGCGGGCCGTGTCCGACGAGTGGGAGCGCCAGGCGCGCGGCGACGCGGCGCCGGCGCCGGCGACACCACGTAAGCCGGCTCTGTTCTCCGACGAGGTGCTCGCGCGCCTCCCGGTTCGCCGCGTTCCGACGCGGAAGGGGTAAGCGATGGCAGGCGAAGCGGCCCTCGGGCGCGCCGTCCTCGAGCTCTCGACGGACGGGAAATCTCTCGACACCGGCCTGGCCGACGTACCGAAAAAGGTACAGAAGGTCGGCGAGTCGGTAAAAGGGCTCGGCGGATCGCTCGGCCAGGTGAACGGGCTCCTCGAGACGTTCGGCGTCGGCCTGTCGATCGGCGCCGTCGTCGCGTTCGGGAAGTCGGTCCTCGATCTGGCCGATAACATCGTTAAGGTTTCCGATCGAACCGGCCTCGCGACCGACGACGTTCAGCGGTTGCAATTCATCGCGGAGCAATCCGGCAACTCGATCGACGATCTCGCCGGCTCGATCTCCAAGCTCCAAGTACGGCTCGCCGACGGGAAAGCGAAAGCCGGGATCGAGGCCCTGGGCCTCAACTTCAAAAAGATCCGCGAGGAGTCGCCGTACGACGCTCTGAGCGACGTCGCGGAGGCGATCGGCAAGATCGAGAACCCGACGCTCCGCGCGCAACGCGCCGTCGAGGTGTTCGGCAAAGCCGGAACGGAAATCCTCCCGACGCTCGTCGCCAATTTCAAGCAACTCGGCCAGGAAGCGCCCGTCATGAGCGACGGGACCGTGAAGGCCCTCGACGCCGCCGGCGACGCGATCAACAAATTCGGCGCGACGCTCAAGGTGTGGGCCGCGGAGTCGTACAACTACGCGCGCGGGTTTTTCGACAAGCTCGTCGCCGGCGTCTACGCGATGGTCGGGAAACTGTACGAGAACGCCGCCGGCCTGGCCGCGCTCGCGGCGAAGCTCCCCGGCGCGAGCAAGCTCGGGATCGATCAATCGTTCGTCGCCGGTTTGAAAGAGTCGGCCGTCTGGTACGGCAACGTCGCAAAGGCGATGGAGACGACGACGACGGTCGCCGTCGATCAACGGAAAAAGCTCGGCGCGCTCCCGCCGATCGTGAGCGACGAGGACAAGAAAGCTCTAAAGGAGCAAGCGGAGGCCCTCGACGATATCCGGCGCGCCGCGATCCCGCTCACCGACGCGCAAAAGGCGGCCGCGGTCGCGAACGAGAAACTCGGGATCTCCGCCGGCACGACGGCGAAGGCGTTCAAGATCAGCGAGGCCGCCGTCTCGACGTACCTCGAGGGGATCAAGAACGCCGCCGAAATCGAAAAAATGTGGGCGGAAACCCGCGCCAAATGGGCGGAGGAGACGAGCAAGCTCTCACGGAAAGCGGCCGACGATTTCAAAAAGGATCAGCAGCAGATCGCCGACGCGTCGGCGAAAGTGATCACCGAACGGCTCCGGCAAACGATCGATTTCGAGACGCGGAACGCCGACGCCAAACGCAAGGGCGCCGATCTCGCGATCGCGCAGATCGAGCGGGAGCGGGACGCGACGATCGCGGCCCTCGACGCGGAAAGCGAGATGCGGGGCCCGCTCTACGAGCGCGATCTCGCGGCGATCAAAAAGTTCTACCAGAACCAGATCGATCTCGCGAAAGGAACGGCGTCGACGATCGAGCAGCGGATGCGCGCGCAAGGCGTGGCAACCCGCGAGGATCTCGCACTGTCGGCCGACGCGGCGACTCGCGACTATGAGCAGATGCGCGCGTCGGGCCTCTACAGCACGGAGGAGATCCAGGCCGCGTTCGTGCGGATGCAGGACGCGATCGAACGGTCGCGCGGCTCCGTGGTCAATTGGGGCGCGACGCTCGGCCAGGTCGCGCAAATCCTCGGCTCGGCGTTCGGGAGCTCCGGCGCGATGGGCGCGGCGATCGCCGGCCTGGGCGCGATATCGAAATCGATCGACGCCGCGGCCGCGTCGACAAAGCAGTGGGGCAACTCCGCCGGCGTCGCGGCGCCGCTATTCTCCGACACGGCGACGAAGGGCCAGAAGGCGGCCGCGGCCGTCGCGAGCGGCGCGACGATCGCCGCCGGCGCGATGGACGTGTGGGCCGCGACGAGCGAGAAAACGGGGAAGGCCGTCGGCGCGCTCCACGGCGCCGTGTCGGGCGCGAAAGCCGGCGCCGCGTTCGGGCCCTATGGAGTCGCGATCGGCGCCGTGGCGGGCGCGCTCGTCGGTCTAATCCGGAACCTCAACGCCGGCCGCGACGCCGTCGTGAAGTTCGCCGACTCATTCGACACCGCGGCCGCGGGGAGCGGGTTCGACGAGCTCCACGCGAAGCTCCTCAAGGTCGCCGGCGGCGAGCAGCTATGGATCGATCTCACGCAAAAGGTAGCGAAGGGCGACACCAAAGCGGCCGCGAAAGCGATCGAGGCGATCAACGCCGCCCTCAAGGATCAGGACGATTGGCTGCAACGGCTCCCCGGCGTGCTCGAGAAGTACGGGATCGCCTGGGAGCAAGCCGGCCAGGCCGTCAACCAGGCGCGCCTCGACGAGGTAGCGAAGCAACTGATCCAAGACTTCGCCGATCTCTCGAGGGCCGGCGTCGACGTCGACGTGATCACGACGAAGATGAGCGCGAGCGTGAACGCGTACATTCAGGACGCGATCCGCACTGGCACGGAGATCCCGCCCGCTATGCGGCCGCTCCTCCAGAAAATGATCGATCTCGGCGTGCTCACCGACGCGAACGGCGACAAGATCACCGATCTCGAGGGCAGCGGGATCACGTTCGCGCAAACGATGACGGAGGGATTCCAGTCGGTCGTTTCGGCGATCAAGGAATTGACGCGGGCGCTCGGCGGCGTTCCCGACGCGCTCAACAAGATCCCGAATAGCAAAACGATCGATCTCGAGTTCCGCGGCCGCCGCACCGGCTACGCGCCAGGCGACGAGGAGGGCGGCGATCCGACGGAGGGCGCGGTTCCCATGGCGCGCGGCGGGTTCGGGCGCGTGCTCCGGCCGACGCTGTTCTACTCGCGCGGGGATGAGGACTTCGCATTCAGCGGCGAGGGGAAGGGGTTCGGCCTGGCGGGGATCGCCTCGAGGCCGATCGATATCACCGTCGTGTCGGAGCTCGACGGCCGCACGGTCGCGCGCAATCAGATCCGACACACGCCGAACGAGCTCGCGCGCGTCGGCGTTCGGAGTCGATAGACCATGAGCGACGTTCGCACGATCAGACTCGGGCTCTCCTACAAAACGAACATGGGATCGGCGTGTCTCACGTTCACGGGGCAATCCGTGCACCTGGCGACGTGGGGCCCGGCGATCACCCTCGTGTCGGCGACGATCTCGAGCGGCACGCCGCCGCCTGGCCTGACGCCGTACGTTTGCCCGGGCGGCTCGTCGCAGCTTTACATGATCGGCACGCCGGCGGCGCTCGGCGTCTACACGTATCAAGTCGACGGGCTCCTCGACAACGGCGCGCACCTCCTCATCGATTGCGTTCACACCGTGGCGCTCGTCGGGCCGCCGGCGGGCCCGGGCGGCGCCGGATGTTCGTTCATCACGATCACGCCGAACCCGTCGCCGGATCCGCTCGAGCTACAGCAGGGCGGCGCCTACATCGGAGGCCAGGCGATCCCATTCGCGGCCGCCGGCGGCGTCGGCCCGTACACCTGGGATCTCGCGGAGGGCACGCTCCCGGCCGGCATGGCGTTCTCGAGCGCCGGCGTGCTGAGCGGAACGCCGACGACGCTCGGCGCGACCGTCGTCGAGCTCCGCGCGATCGATGCGAACAATTGCCCGGGCGTGCTCCGGATCACGCTCTCCGTCGTGAACGATCCGATCGTCGTGCTCCCGGTTCCGCCGATCGCGAACGCGCGCCGCGGATGGCTCTACGTCCAGATCTTCACGGCGGAGGGCGGCGACGGGCCGCCGTATACGTTCGACAAAAGCGCCGGCACGCTCCCGCCGGGCCTGGCGCTCTCGAGCCTGGGCGTGCTCGCCGGCCTGCCGACGACGGCGGGTACTTACACGTTCACCGTTCGGGCGACGGATGATCTCGGGCTCACCGGCACGCGCGAATACACGCTGATCGTGAACGGGCTCCGGATCGAGGTCGGCGGCGACGATCGAACGATCGACATTGCGGCCGTCGAGATCGAGCTCACCCTGAACCGCCAGGCGTCGGCGCGCCTCGAGTTCGGCGACGAGGAGATCCCGGGCCGCGGCGTCGACGTATTGATCTACGCGCGCGACGGCGTAACGCCGCTCTTTAGCGGGCTCACGTTCGTACGGCGCGTCGTCGGGATGACGGCGAGCTCGCCGAACAATCGGACGGACGTCGATTGCGTCGACTACTCGATTTATTTCGACGACGCGGATCCGATCACGATCGTCTCGACGGCGACGCAATACCTCGAGGACGTGATCGCGGAGATCGTCGATCAGGCGCTCGACGTCTACGGGATCACCTACGACGCGGCGCCGACGGGGAAAACGGTTCCGCCGATCTCCTGGCAGGCGATCACCGTTCCCGACGCGTTCAAGCGGATCACCGATGCGACGGGCGTCGTGTTCCGCGTGCGGCCGCGGCTCGTGCTCGGCGTGCTCGAGCGGAAGGCGCTCGACGTGTTCGTTCCGCTCGACGACGCGGCGCCCGTCACGATCACCGACGCGGAGATCAACGCGTTCGATCTCACCTGGCAGGATCCGCCGAACCTCCCGCGGAACACGGTCGATCTCCTCTGTGGGCCGACGGGAACGGCGATCGTCACGCAGGATTGGGAGGCCGACGGGTACGCGACGGCATTCGAGGTGGATATCCAGGCCGTGCTCGGCGACTACTGGCCCGGCGCCAGGTCGCACGCGTTCCTGGGCGTGACCGGCAATTTCGCCGCCGGCGATACCGTCACGCTCGGATCCTCCGTCTACACCTGGCGCGCGGCGCTCGTCGGCGACGTCGCCGGCGAGGTGCTCATCGGAGCGGACGGGGATCATAGCCTGGCGAACCTCGTCGCGGCGATCGTCGGCGCCGGCGGCGGCGTCTACGCGCCGTCGACTCCCGTGAACACCTCCGCCGACGCGTATATCCGGTTTCCCGATCAACTCGCGGCGAACGCGCTCACCGTCGGCGTCGCCGGCAACTCGATCGCGCTCGCGACGACGGGGCACGGCCAGTGGTACGGCGAGGGCGGGATCCCGATCACGACGATGCAACTCGGATCGGATCCGTCGGGCGCGGCCGGATGGACGCAGGGATACGTTCTCGAGAACGGATCCGCGGCCGTGCCGATCGGGACCGGCGTCTACACCTGGGACGTCACGGCGGGCCGCGGCACGATCACCGCGGCGACGGCGCCGCCGGCGGGCACGACGCTCGAGCTCAAGTACCTCGCCGTGATGCCGTTCCACGTCAAATACCCGGCGAGCCTCGGGCCCGGCGTCGCGCCGATCACGTTCCGCGAGAACCATCCGGAGATCGATAGTTACGCGACGGGCCTCGAGCTCGCACAACGGATCTACGCGCGCGAGAGCAACGATCGGCGCGAGCTCGAGATCTTCACCGACGTCGACGGGTTCCTGCCAGGTCAGGAGCTCTCGATCGACACGACGTACCGCGGCGGGATCATCGACGAGTTTCTCGTCGCGGCCGTGCGGATCAAGCTCGTAAACGCGGAACTATGGGAGTACTCGATCACCGCGCAAGAGGCCGACGAGTACGCCGGTTCGTTCGTCGAGCAATGGAAGGCGCTCACGTCGGGCGGCGGCGGCGGCGGATCCTCGAGCACGGCGCCGGCGCCCGTCGTGCCTGGCGACGTGTCGGCCGCCGGCGACGTCTACACCGACGGCCGGAACGCGTTCCGCGCCGATCAATCGCTCGGCGGTCACAAGCTCACGTTCGTACACGATCCCGTCGCCGCTCAGGACGCCGCCACGAAGGCATCCGCGGCCGCCGGCGACGCCGCGACGCTCGCGAGCGCGCACACCTACAGCGACGCCGGCGACGTAACCACGCTCGCCGCGGCCGCGGCCGCCGTCGCCGCCGATCACTACATCAAACGGGACGGCTCCGTCGCGTTCACGGGCGATCAATCGCTCGGCGCGCACAAGCTCACGAACGTTACCGATCCGGGCTCCGCTCAGGACGCCGCGACGAAGGCATACGTCGACGCTCAGGTCAGCGGCGGCGGCGGCGGCGTCGGCGATGCCGGATTTTTCGGCGTCGGGCCTGGCGCCTCGACGTACGCCGCG